CTAAAAATCGATGCTGTTCAGCTTGGCTGCGGCATCGTTGATTCTGGACAGGCGGATGTGGGTGTAGATGTTTTTTGTTGTTGATATATCTGCATGGCCCATCAGCTCCTGTGCCAGTTTTTCGTCAATACCGGCTTCATACAGCATAGTGGCATAGGCGTGGCGCAGCTGGTGTGGTGTGGCTGTGACTCCGCTTTCTTTCTGGTAGGCGTACCACTGCCTGCGGAATGCAGAATCATCATAAGGTTTAAGGCCGTCAGGCGAGAAAATATAATGGTCTTTTTTGCCCTTTGGAATATAGGGGAGTAATTTGTCCAGCAGTGGTATTTCCCTTGTTCCGGCATCGGTTTTTGGCTGTTTTATCTGAGGCTGGTTGCCCACAAAGTACACAGCTTTATTGATTTTGATTTTCTTGTTTTTTAAATCGATATCACCATACTGCAATGCCAGAGCTTCGCCTTTTCGGCATCCGGTGTACATAAGAAAATATGCAAACAGGCCAAAGGTGCAGTCTGTGCTGTTTTTTACCAGCTTGATTTCATCGTCTGATGGCAGTGACCTTTTGTTCTTCCGAAGATTGCGGGGCAGGCTGACAAGGGAGACGGGATTGCCGCTGATATGGCCGTCCAGCAGGGCAACTTTGAAAATATTGCTCAATATTGCGCGCTGGTTGTTGATTGTTTTCTTGGCATATCCTTTTGCTGACAGGTCATTATAAAAGCGGTCTATATCCCGGGGAGTTATGCTTTTGATATAACAGCCTCCAAAAAAAGTTTTTGCCCTTTCGTATGGTGCTTTTGTTTTTTCATAGGTATAGTATTCAACTTCTTTTTCGTATTGTTTGCGCCATTTTTCAGCTACAGTTTCAAACAGTGGGCCTTTTTCTTCCTTTTCCTTGTAGGCTGCAATCTTTTGCAGGATTTCGTTTTCATCCCTGCCGCGGAAGCGGACACGTTTGCCGTTGATTGTCATACCTTTTTCATACAGACCGTCTGGCCTCTGATACAGGTCCGGTTTTTTCTTCTTTTTTGCCATAAAAAATACCACCTTTCGATATATATAGGTATGGGTTGCAAAGCCTATCGAAATGTGGTACACTTTTATTGATATGGTAGGAGTGTACATTTGATAGACTTCTATATTCATCCCTCGGTGTTGGTAGCACCGGGGGATTTTTTTATTTGTTTTTCTTAATAGGTTTTACTTTAACTTTGACGTTATTTTTCTGTATACGTTCGGTTTCGGATTTTTCTTCAAACTTATTTTGATTTTCGATAATAGTTCCTGTGAATTTTTGATGTACGTAATCCAATTTTGCAAGATTATGTGCATATTTCCATTGTTTGATGAAGGCAGGCAAGCTAATGATAGTAATAAGAAAGCTTTCAATGCATAATGCACAGGCGATTCCGCGCCATAAAGGGATAGACTTGAAACATGCAACTACAGCTCCGATGGCAGCAAACACAAATTCAGTCAGAAGTGAATTTAAATGACCTTTATCAAATTCGTAAACTGCAATAAATAAACAAATTAAAGCACAAACGCCTACGGCAATAGGATGATTTAAAAATATACAGATTACACCAATAAAGCTTATAATACTTTCTATTAATCCTAATATCATATCAATCACCTGTTTTTTAATTTTAACTTTCTTTTAAAGAATGATGTAAGTTGCAACAGTTCGTCCGGCATAGGCTGAGTAAGGCCGTGCTCTATACGGACATAACGGCTCGTAGAGATGCCGACAAACTTTGACACCTGATATGCTGTGTAGCCTGTTTTGGCACGAAGCTGGGCGAAATCCGGTGGGGTGGATTGAGATTGGATTGAGACCGGATTAAGATCTGCTTCCTGCTCATCCTGGGACACATCAGAATCACGGAACAGGTGGTCTCCATCGATATGGCGCATTTCGTGGTCAGCTGCCTGCTGTTGCTGTTCGCTGTTGAGCCTGGCATTTATATATACATTGTAGCATCCGTCAGGGCTGGTAGTGACTGTAGCTTTTACACTGTGGGGCATATCCACAATTCTATAAATAATATCCGCCATCTGTATCTCCTCTCATAATTTCAATCATCTTAACTACTTTTTCAAGATCTTCCTTTGTAGCACCTTTAGCTTTTGAAAACAGAATGCGCATACCTGGATTGTTTTTTAATTCGTTAAGGTATTCCATCATTTCTTCATCCTCTGACATTATGTCAGGGGATTTTTTTTCGCCGGTAAGCAGATATTCAACAGGAACGTTGAAGTAGTCTGCAATTTTTTGCATTTTATCAATTTTTGGTTTACTTTTGCCTTTTTTCCAGTCGCTTAAAGAAGACTGTGCAACACCAGTTGCTTTTGAAACCTGATATGCAGTTACCCCGTTTTCTGTAAGTAACTGTTCAAAAATTTCATACATAATCTGTCGCTTTCCACGAAAAATCAAATACTTCGGAAAACACAAGTAAAAAGTGTTGACATACTTAATAAACCGTGGTATTATGTACACATACCACGAAAACCGAAGTAAAAACAATATGCTTTACGAAGCAATGTTTTTCGTATTAATTTAGTTAGGGTAACTTAATTATATCGGAAAACCGCGGTAAACTCAAGTATAAAAATATACAAAGATGGGAGGGCGTTTATGGAAAAGCTGTACAGTGTGCAGGACCTGTGCCAGAGATACGGTGTGAAAGATTTCACTGTATGGGAGTGGATAAGGACAGGTAAGCTGCCTGCTATGAAGATTGGCAAATCATACCGTATCAAAGAAAGCTGCCTGCAGGAATTTGAAAAGCAGGCGGAGAAATAAGAAAGGAGTAGGGGATGAGAAAATCATTATTAAATTTTGAGGCAGGGATATTGCGTGAAGAAATCAGAAGCAGTGGATTGTCCCAGCGGAAATTATCCAAGAAATTGGGATTGTGCGAGAAGTCATTTTCGCAAAGGATGAATGGCATTCGGGAATGGAAGCTATCAGAAATACAGTCCTTGAAAGCAATTATGCCGGACATAAATATAACTGAAATATTCCATATATGAGAAGAACAGGATGCGCCAACATCCTGCTCAACCGGTAGTCATATTCTATTTTTTCTTGCTTTTAGCACTGGACTTTGTCTGGCTTAAAGCACTGCCCGCTACACTTTTGGATTTACTGCTGTAGCGGCTGTCTCGGAGAATCCGAGATGCCTTTGAGGCAACAGACTTTGATGTCTGTTTAGTATTGGCCATTAAATCACCTCCTTGTTATTGAATAAACATATTATACCATATATGGTATAAAAAGTAAAACAGTAGACACGAGATATTGTGATAAGGTGGTGAAAAATGTATGAAGGAATTGTGAAAGGAGTAACAATGGCAAGAGAAAAGGAACTGTTCAGGGATAACCTGGAGAGGCTGGACAGGCAGTTTGAAAAAGAGCTGCTGAATGTGCGGCAGGTGTCAAAATTCTGCGGTCTTTCGGAAGAAAGATGCAAAGAAATGTTTCCGTTCAATAAGGTGGGCGGAAGATGGTACATCAGCAAAGTGAAGCTGGCCAGTGCTCTGAGTTAGGAGGTGAAAGGATGGAAGACTTTGCGGTAAATGTGAGTGACCTGCGGTTACAGCTGAAATGTGCCCGGGCCAATGTGGCTGCAATACAGCTGGCTATGGCGGAACAGGCGGTGGACAAGCTGTTCAGTGATGCTTTATATGCTGCCAGTGAACACCTGGAAATGCTGACAGAGAGGCTGGATGCAATCCGGAACGAAGAACTGGAAAGAAGGAGGAGTGAACGTGGCAGGGAAGCTGATACACGTGGACGGGAAGACATATCCGGTGAATCTGAAATGTGAGCTGACAGACGGGCAGCAGGTATTATGCACAAAATTCAAGCCGGTGGAGTGCCATAAGTGTGAACACTACAAGGCCACAATGGCGGCGCCGGATTTTTACAAAATTTTAAACAGGAGGTAAACAAAAGGTGGAAAGAAAACAGCCACAGAGAAAGTTTTATTTTACATACGGCACGGGCCATTGGCCGGGCGGCGGGTGGTAGCGTAGCGACTGAATGGTTTTGCCGCAGGCAAAAACGCGAGCGCGTCCATGCGAGCGTAGTGGTGAGGTGTTTGCAGTGGACAGGCACCAGGCAGAGGAGCTGTTCTGCAGAAAGCACCCGCGAAATGAATACGGGCAGGTAGCCTGCTGCAGTATTTACGATGAAGAAACATTTAAACTTATAAAGATGTACAAGCACGGCAATTTTGGTAAGCGCTGTGTTGAAGTGATAAATATGGAGGTACGAAGATGATTGGATTCACAGGTGAGCGGCAGAAAATGTTTGAGGAACGGAAGAGTGCTTTGAGAATAAAACTGAAAGATATTCTTTCCCGCAGGGCAAGTGTAGAAGCAAAATGTGACGGCAAAGGGAGTCAGATAGAAATCAGTGGTGACGGCAGCAGAATAACGCAAATGTGGATGGTAGCTGCTCTGGCGGCAAACATCATAAATATGATTGAAGGAAATGAGGAGGAAGTCTATATGCTCTTTCTTGCTGCACTGGAAATGCAGAAAGAAAAGATGAAAGACTTCGGCTCTTTCGGGAACTTTGACATGGAGGTGTAAATATGAAGAACATAGGACAGATGATGGTGATAGCCTCTGCGATACTGGCGGGGGCAAGCCTGGACGGATGGGCGCAGGATTGGTTCGGTTTTGGCGGTCTGTGCATCAGACTGGCGGTTTTCAGCTGCATATTTGTAGCCGGGCTGGTAATAGAGCACAAGGCGTACAGGCGTAAAAAGGCAAAAAGAAAGAACCGATTGAATGGCAGTTCAACCGGCTCTAAAAACAACAAATATTCTGTGATTTGTCACTCCTGATTATAACATCAGAGTGGCGGAAAGGTCAAGTATGTATAAACTGGATTATATGGAATGCCCGGTCTGTGGTAACCGGCTGGATGTGGACACTGCAGTATATATTCAGGGCGGGGATGTGGTAGGCTGCGAACACTGTGTGAATATCACATATCCCTGCCTGATAGAGGAAGATATTGCGGAAGCACAGCAGACAGCATACGAAAATTATATATGGGATTGCTCCCGGGAAGAAAGGCGGGGTGTGTGCTGATGGCAAAAATTCAGGATGAATTTCCGGGCGGTGTGAGATATTACACAGCAGGTGTGGCACACGTGCCGGTGTTCTTTCCGGAAAACAGGGTGATATGCCAGTATTGCCCGTTCTGCAGAAGTGAAAAGGAACTGGAAAGGTACTGGTGCAGGCTGAACAATGAAATGCTGTATAACCCTTTCGGCGGGATTGGCGGCAACTGCCCGATAGAATTCAGTAAACAGGAGGATAAAAATGAGTGATTCATTAGAAATATGGAAACCTGTTGTTGGTTATGAAAATTTGTACGAAATAAGCAACTTTGGAAATGTAAGAAGCCTATTTAGATATAAAAAAATATTGAAATGGAATATAGTATCCAGCGGTTATGCTTCAGTACAGCTTTTTAAAAACAAAACAGGAAAAAGATTTTTGGTACATAGATTAGTTGCAACGGCATTTATAAGAGAGCCTCGCGATAATGAACAAGTGAATCACATTGACGAAAACAAATTGAATAATAATGTCGAAAACCTTGAGTGGGTTTCACCATTAGAGAATATGCGTTATGGTACAAGAACAGAAAGACAAAAGAAAAATACAGACTACACTACAGAGCAAAGAAAAACTATAGCAAGAGCTAATGGAAAAAAAGCCTGTAAAGCTGTATCACAGTTTACGAAAGACGGAGTTTACATAAAAACATATCAATCAGCCAAAGAAGCCCACAAAGAAACTGGACTTAATCATTCCCACATAGTCGAATGTTGCATGGGGAAAAGATGCAAAACAGTTGGTGGGTATATTTGGAAATATGAAAGGAGAGATGACTTATTGGTGTCCCAGTTTTAATCCTCGGCGAAAGCGGCAGCGGCAAGTCAACCAGCCTGCGCAATTTCTCCCCGGAAGAGATAAGTATATTCAATGTGGCAGGTAAGCGCCTGCCCTTTAAAAAGAAGCTGCCGGTGGCAACTACAGCGGATTACAAGAAAATAATGGGCGGTCTGGCAAAGGGCACAAAGAAAACCTATGCCATAGATGACAGCCAGTATCTGCTGGCCTTTGAGATGTTTGACAGGGCAAAGGAAACAGGCTACGGCAAATTCACAGACCTGGCGCTGAATTTTTATAACCTGATTCAGTTTGTAATCAGACAGCTGCCGGAAGATACGATAGTTTTCTTTCTGCATCATACAGAGCAGACGGAAGGCAAGACCAAGCGGAAAACCATCGGTAAAATGCTGGATGAAAAGCTGACAGTTGAGGGGCTGTTTTCTATAGTGCTGCTGGCGAAGACAGACGGCACAAGATATTATTTTGAAACGCAGTCTGACGGGTTTACTACAGCCAAAAGCCCGATGGAGATGTTCGACAAAGAAATAGACAACGATCTGAAAGAGGTGGACAGGCTTATCAGGGAATACTGGGAGCTGGCACCAAACGATAAAGGAGAATAAATATGAGAGCATTTAAAGGCTATAACGAAGCGAAGGTTTACACAGAAACAGAAAAACTGCCAGCTGGCGCATACGTGGTGCGACTGCTGAAAGGTGCAAGGGTAGAGGCAAGTGAGTACGGCGAAACACTGCTGGTGCCTTTTGATATTGACGAAGGGGACTACAAGGATTTCTACACCAGACAGTTCCAGTCCAGCCAGATGGAAGACAAAAAGTACAAAGGTGTTTTCCGTATGAGACTGCCGAAGGAAGACGGCACAGAACAGGACGAATGGACACTGCGCCGACTGAAAACAAACCTTGTGGCAGTGGAAGACAGCAATGCCGGTTATCACTGGGACTGGAATGAAGCCGGTCTTGCCGGCAAAAAGGTGGCAATGCTGTTTCAGAACAGGGAGTGGGAGTTTAACAATCAGACGGGCTGGACTGCACAGCCACACAGCCTTATCAGTATTGAAAAATTCCGTGAGGGCAAATACAAGCTGCCTGCGGACAAACCGCTGGCAAACAAAAAGGGCAGTATCAGTATCAGTCCTGCAGATGATTTCACCCCGCTGGCATCTGATGACGGCGACCTGCCGTTCTGATGAGGTGATGTGATGAAATATCACCCAAGCGAAATTGACGGTATTCTCTCCACCATGGAAATAATCGTGGACACCAGGGAACAGAATACAGCCCGGCTGAAAAAGAGGATGGAGGGGTTCGGATGCCCTTCCATCCGCGCCAAGCTGGACTATGGGGATTATTCCTTTCAGTACACACTGCCGGACGGAACGGTGGAAAGCGGCCAGCATATAGCTGTGGTAGAAAGAAAAATGAGCCTGACTGAACTGGCCAGCTGCTTTACAAGCGGCAGGGCAAGATATGCCAGGGAATTTGAAAGGGCAGCCCGGGCCGGTACACAGATACATACAATTATCGAAAATGCCAGCTATGAAAAACTGTACAACGGCGCATACCGCAGCAAGCTGAACCCCAGAAGCTTTATCCGGAGCTATCTGAGCTGGGGAAACCGATACGGAATGCAGCTGCATTTCTGTAAGGCGGAAACCACTCCGAAACTGATACACGATATTCTGTACTATTCTTTGAGGGAGTATCTGCTGAATATGGAGTAAGCTATGGAAAAAGAACTGATACTTTCAAAACTGACAATGGAACAGGTGCTGCAGTTCTATGCACCGAGAAAAATATACAAAAAGCGCTGTGCCTGCCCGATACACAACGGGCAGAACAACAACTTTACAATATATGATGACAGCTTTTACTGCTGGGTGTGCGGCGCTGCAGGTGACCTGATTAAGTTTGTGAGCCTGCTTTTCAATCTGACATACCCGGATGCAATGCGAAAGCTGGACCGGGATTTCCGGCTGGGAGTGTATGAGAAACCCACACTGACACAGCGGCGAAAAAACAGGCAGCAGGTGGAAGAATACCGCAGGCAGCAGGAACAAAAGCAGCAGCTGGCTGATGAAAATTTCAGCGAATATTTATTCAATCTAAAAGAGCTGGACAGGTATAAAGACCTGAAACAGCGATATGCACCGCAGGCAGAGGGGGAAGAGCTGCATCCTCTGTTTGTGGTGGCAATAAAAGAAATACCGTATATTGAGCATCTGCTTGATAGCTATGACTGGAGGTGTGAAGGTGAATGACAAAAGGATTCTGGCCCTGGATGTCTACAGTATTTTCAGCAATGAAATCATGAATGAAATATATGACGAGGAAGACAGGCTGGAAAGGGAGAGACTGAAAACAGTTTATCTTCTGCGTGCCAAGGAGCTGGGGGTGCGGCCTGCGGCAAAAAAGCTGATAAAGTCTTTTGATGAGGCTGAAAAGCAGATAGACAGCCGGTACAAAAGGCAGCAGCGGGCAAATAAATCTGTTTTACCCCTTAAATTTGACGGCAACGGACAGCCGGCAAAAACCATTGAAAACTTCATACTGATTTTACGTATGGATGATTATTTCAAGGACCTGCGGTTCAATCTTCTTTCCAACACAATGGTTATAAAGGCACGGCAAGGTGTAAAGCCATGGAGTGATGAAGACGATGCCAGGGCAAGGGAATATATAGAAAAGAAATATTTTCTGTATCACCCGCAGAAGCTGGAGGATGCTTTGCGAATTGTGGCACTGGAAAGGGCGTATCATCCCATAAAAGATATTATTGAATCTGTAATATGGGACGGTGTGGACAGAATACCAACTTTCCTTTCCAAGTGGATGAAATGTGATGACACACCTTATTCGAGGGAGGTTTCCCGTCTGATATTTGCCGGCGGTATACACAGACTGTACCGCCCCGGCTGTAAGTTTGACGATGTGCCGGTGCTGATAGGCACAAAGCAGGGGGAAGGCAAATCTTCCTTTGTACGCTGGCTGGCTCTCCGTGATGAATTTTTTGCTGAAGTGACAGAAATTGAAGGACAGAAAGGCATAGAGTCTATAGAAGGTATCTGGATATGCGAAATCGCAGAACTGCTGGCGCTGACCAAGGCAAAAGAGGTGGAGGCAGTAAAATCCTACATAACCAAGCAGAGCGACAAATACCGCAAACCTTTTGAGCGCAGAGTAAGTGAAGTGCCCCGCCAGTGCATTTTTATAGGCACCACCAACAACGTACAGTTTCTTACAGATAAAACCGGCAACAGACGATTTTACCCTGTTGAGTGTCACTCAGACGGCTATGACCTGTTTAACCACAAGGAAGAGTGCCAGGCGGATATTCTGCAGTGCTGGCGGCAGGCAAAGATGATGTTTGACAGCGGAGACCTGGCACCGATGGCTGATGCCAGGCTGCGAAATGAAATCAGACAAAAGCAGGCAGAAGCTGTGGAGGATGATTGGCGCGAGGGTGTCATCAAAGAATATCTGGAAGACAAGAGCGTGACCTGTGTACTTGAAATCTGGGAGCAGGCTTTCGGATATCAGTTTCAGAAACCCAGCAAAAAGGAATCCAAGGAAATAGCGCTGATAATGCAGGCCATGGAAGGCTGGGTGAAGGCTGAAAAGGTGAAAAGACAGGGCAGATATGGCCCACAAAGGGTGTGGGTGAAAGACGACGTAGAACAGATTTTACTGTCTGATGAAGGTGACCTGCCTTTCGGATAGATGTAAACATAATCTATAGTTACACCTATAGTTACATAGGATAGTTACATATTGTTACACCTAAAATTCCTTTAAATATAAGGGAAAATTGAATATAGAGAGTCAAAACGTAACATAATTTCCGGCTACTGGTAAAATTCGGATTTTAAAAATAAAAATATATAAAAAAATATCTCTATAGGCGGCAGGGTTACCGTTACGGGCGAAAAGTTTGATTTTCCTTTATATCACTGGGAAAAATGGCGTAACGATACAGGTGTAACAGTTTATATGAAATGGTAAAAATATGGCTTATAAACGAAATACAAACAAAAAAATAACCCTGCGGGACATCAGAGGGCGGAATATTGAAAAAGACACTCTGAACAGGGACCGGAAAACAGCAGTGTGCGGACACTGCAAGCATGAATTTTACACATCCAATATGAAGCGCTGTCCTCATCCGGCGGTGCAGAAAGCCTGCGGGCCGTGGATATGCTATTACTGCTGCAGAAAGTGCAGGCACGGGCAAAGGGTAGGCAGTGGTGTGAAGTGTGTATACACGGAAAAGGGAGGTTAATATGGCAGATGATATTATATGCCGGTGTAAAGACTGTGTGTATTACCACAGCGCAAACGGTCTGGAGAAAACAAGCGGAAATATGATGTGTCATTTTGCGCTGGAAAACGGATATCCCAGACTGATACCGCCTGTGGACTGCTATAAAAAGAAAGGCACAGGATATATCAGCAGAAAAGACAAAAACAAAAAGAAAAAAATGGAAGAAATGAAGAAAGGTGCATTGGATATGGCAAGAGAATGCGAAAAGGACAACTGCAACAGCCATTGTCCTTTCTACAGTAAAGAAAACTGTAAAAACCGACTGCTGAAAAGGGTCTATAACCGACTGTTCAGCTATTACAGCATTGTTGGAGAGTTGGACGGTAAAAATGATTAAACCTGTAATTGACATTGACACAGCAACAATCGGAAAAGCTGTGCTTACATACGGTATTCATATGCAGAGTGTTGTAGCTATGGAAGAATGTGCAGAACTGCAGAAAGAAATCAGTAAACTTTTAAGAGGCAGCGGTACAAGAACACATCTGCTGGAAGAAATGGCGGATGTGGCCATATGCCTGAAGCAGCTGCAGCTGATGTACAACATTGACGATGAAGACCTGCACCTGGTTATCAGACAGAAGCTGGACAGGCTGGAAGGGAGACTAAATGGACACATCCGAACTGATATCCATAGCACGCAGATGCGGTGATAGGACTACAGACTGTAAAACAGCCTGCCCGTTTTACGGACAGGCTGACTGCACGGTACAGCTGATTAACGCCCTGGCGGACAATGTGCAGGAGTATGAACAGAGGATTTTTATGCTGAACAGTGACCTTGCAATAGCAAGGCAGAGCAACCGGCATATAAAAGGTCTGTATGAGGCTGAAAAAGCCAAAGTCCAGAAGGCAAAAGAAAAGCTGGTGAAATATTTCAAGGAGACTGAGGTTGAAGAAACAGAAAAAGTATAAAGCCAAAAGGAAAAACGGGCTTGTGCGCAGAAGCGTAGTGTGGACATCACAGACAGACTATCATCTTCTGGAGATATGCGCATACAAAGGCTGGAGCGAAAAAGACATAGGCAGAGCAGTGGATTATGTGACTACTGCTTTTCAGGATATAAGGAGCGGACATGGCAGCAAATACATGTAAGTATTGCGGTCATGTGTATTGTGGAGTACATTGACTTTACTCTGCTTGTATTTGGTATTATAGCAGCTGGTTATAGTTGTTTATCTATTGCAATTTGTCGCGCAGATATTGAGCATTCATCACAATATTTACTATAACACATAAAATCACAATAACTATGAAAGTAATAGGTATCATCTGGATTTAGGATATCAACATATTTTCGCACATAAACGTCAATCATAATCCCATGGTAAGCAGGACATTTTGTGGGGATTTTTATGTTTTTAATCATTTAACTCACCTCCTTTCTAGTTTAAATTATAAATGGTAAAAGATGATCATTACATGTCATTAAAAAAACTTATAGTAAGAAAAGGAGGTAAAATGAACGAAAAGGAAAAAGCAGCAATCCGAGAACTGCGAAACTACAATGGTTACAAAATCAAAATCACAAATCTGAAAGAAAAAATCAAAGCACTTGATGAAATCTACGGCAGCGGTATCAGTTATGATGATGTCAGGGTAGACAGCGGCTTCAAAAACAGTGCTGAAAACAATATGATTACCCGCATTGATAAAAAAGAGGAACTGGAACGCACACTGAAAATCACACAGACCAATATCGATATTATCGAAAGAGCGCTGGACAATCTTACAGCAGAAGAAAGACAGGTGCTTACCGCCTTTTACACAGACAGAATATACAATCCGGCCGACAGACTTTCCCGGCAACTGAATATCAGCCGCACAAATGCATATAACATACGAAATAAAGCTATAAAGAAATTCACAATAATGATATCATGTTCATCGTAATAATTTATTGACAGAATTGTTGCGTTTTGTTGACAAATTCACAAACATAATTTATACTGTAACTAAAGATTAGTTACAAAAAAGGAGGCTTTGTAAAGCTTAATGAGTAAAATCGAAAAGATGACAGCGCGTCTAAAAAGCAGGCCAACGGATTATACTTATACAGAGGCCAAAGCTTTGCTTTTACATTTGGGTTACACAGAATCAAATAAAGGCAAGACATCAGGTTCGAGAGTTAAGTTTTTCAAAGAAGAAACGAAAAAAATGATACTTCTTCATAAACCTCATCCAGGAGATATTATGAAGATGTACCAAGTAAGAGAACTAATCGAAACCTTGGAAGAAAGTGGGGAATTGTAAATGGAATACAAAGGTTATACTGCTCAGGTTGTTTTTAGTCCTGAAGACAAAGTTCTTGTTGGCAAGATAATCGGTATTGTTGATTCAATTACATTTGAAGCATTATCTGTTCCAGAACTTGAACAAGAATTCAAAAATGCTGTAGACGACTATTTAGAATTTTGCGAAGAAGTAGGAAAGTCACCAGACAAACCTTATAAAGGACAATTTAATGTAAGAATTGACCCAAGCTTACATAGACAAATGGCTATAAAAGCTACATTAAATGGGACATCTTTAAATCAGGAGGTTGAAAACGCCATAAGAGAATATTTAGAGAATAAAGTGATTATGGCAACTTTATCAAATCCAGCTGATATTTCAGCGATAAAAGGATTTAACAGCATTACTTGGAATGATAAAAAAGAAACTAATGCTTTTAACCCTAAAGAAAAGAAAATAATGGGAGTGAATATGTATGGAGTACAGTAGAGATATTTTTACAAGAATATCACCACCACGGTTGGTAGAAGTAAAAATGAATCGTTACGAACGAAATAGTCAGGAATTAACAATTCGTATATTTGATGATTATAAAACTTCAATAAAAGAAAAAAATGTAGATGTGATTTTTACCAGAAAATGCATATTTGAACCGGATAAATTTTTTGTAATATCAACAACATTTGTTGTTACTCTTGATTTAAATATGGAACTGGAAAATATAACCCAAGAAGAGATTAACGGAAAAATCAAAAATGATATCGGATATATCTTGGACAATGCTTTAGCTAAAAGCTCTATGATAGTATCAAATTTATCCAATGAAATTTTTGGGATGCCATTAGTTACTCAGCCTGTTTATTCACCAGAAGAACAGTAGTAATCAATTGTCAAACAAATCCTGTACTTTTTCTGGATTTTTTTCTCAACAAAATAGTTTATAATATAAACTGGATAAATTGAAAGGCGGCTGTATGGCCGTCTTTCTTTTTGGGAAAGTCTATCGCGTTTGGTGAAGCTGCACCAAAGATGTGGGTGGGGACATGCGATAGAAAAATTAGTTTACTGGTTGCGCACCTCCTTTGAAAACAGAGCTTTTGGGGTGGCGGAATTGTTACGGTCCGCTGCCTGTTTTACTCTGTGTAGGCAGGTGCTTTTTTATGGGAAGGTGGTGAGGCTTTGTGGCCAATGAGAAAAATTTAGTACCTGGCGGACATAAGTTCACTCAAGAGGAAGCGTCGAGGGGCGGAGTGAACTCTGCACGGGCAAGAAAAAAGAGAAAAGCCTTTAAGCAGGTGTTCAATGAGATGCTGGCCGGTGAGCTGACACCGGAGCTGGCGGAAGCTCTGAACGAGAAAAGCACAGCCCTGGGCATTGACACAGCCGGCTTTACTGTGGCGGAATACATAGGTCTGGCACAGGTTGTAAAGGCTGTAAGCGGTGACACAAAGGCATTTGAGGTTATCCGCGATACGGTAGGTGAAAAGCCTGCAGACAAACAGGAACTGGATGTAAAATCCATTCCCAAAATCACCGTGAAAAGACGTGACGAACAGTGACAGACAAAGAAATAGAAATCCTGCCGGTTTACTATGACTGGCTGATTGAAAAGAAATATCCTGTAAACGTGCTGGTAGGTGGCCGCAACAGCGGTAAATCCTATTTTATGGAGCAGCTGGCAGTGGTCAACCTGCACAACTGCGAAGAATACACCCTGCTGGTGATTGAGGATATAGAAACCAATATCGGTTCCGGTGCGAAAGACGGTATTGAAAAGCGCAGTGAGGAGTTTGGGTTGGATATGCTTTTCTCCAGCACTAAAAAACCACCGGAAATAAATCATCTGAATGGTAATAAAGTACTGTTCAAAGGCTACCGCACCGAAGACCAGCAGAAGCAGGTAAAATCACTGAATCAAATTACTGCCCGGTGGTATGAAGAAGCGGAAAACGCAACATACAATCAGTTCAAAGCACTGCGAATGCAGCTTCGCGGCGGCAGGCCGGAGGACAGACAGCTGTTCTTTACCCTTAACCCGATAAACGAAGCCGGGTTTGTTAACCAGTATTTTTTTAAAAGAGTGCCGGACAAAATCTTTGAATACTTTCCGGATGGCAGACCAAAGGTGTTTGAAGTGAATATAGACGTTGAGCTGGAAGAAGGCAATTTCAGCCTGCCTTGCCTTGTAGTATGCACAACATACAAGGATAACCCATATCTGACAATGGAGCAGAAGGCCGATATTGAGGAGCTGAAGCACATCGACAAAGACAAGTATGATATGCTGGCTCTTTGCAAGTTCGTGAAACCGCGGGGTGCTTTCTTCTCTGAATTTCAGATGGGAATACATACCTGTGAGGCTTTCCCGATACCTGCCCATTGGAGAAGATACCGCACTTTTGACTATGGTCTGGACAAGCTGGCCTGTTACTGGGTCGCATTGGATGATAACGGCAGGGCCTACGTTTATAAGGAACTGTACGAAAGTGACCTGATTATATCACAGGCTGCCGAAAAGATTCTGGCTATGACAACAGCCGATGAACGCATATATGAAACCATGGCACCGCCTGACCTGTGGAACAGAAGGCAGGAAACCGGCAAGAGTGCCGCAGAGATTTTTGCTGATAACGGCATCTGGCTGACCAGGGCGGCAAACAACCGTGAGCAGGGCTGGCTGGATCTGAAAGAGTGGCTGAGGGTATATGACAACGAAGATATAAAGCAGGCGGATCTGGTGATTTTTGACAACTGCACCAATCTGATAAGGACAATGCAGGCGGTACAGAAAGACAGGGCAAATCCCAATGATATAGATTCAAGGACAGACCACGAACTGACACATGCGCCGGATGCCCTGCGCTACTTTGTAGCCGGCAGACCTGCACCGAGGTGGCAGGCACCAGCTGAACCGGTGTATAACTTTGAGGTTGAAAAGCCGGTCAGGGAGCCGGACCACGAAGATTATATTTATATCTGACTGCAGCAAGTTGCCGGCAAGTTAAATTGATATTTTAAAATGCTGTAAGATACTCGAAAGATTATAAGTATACTTTATATTTTTGATGGTAAAAATTGATTTTTTGGTGTTTTAAGTGGCATTTTTGCGAAAATATTACGAAAAAACGTATTAAAACCGTTGAAAGTTTAATTATATTTCTAAAAGTTTCAACGGAAATTTCAAAAGTTTAACTCGAGTTTAACTCGATTCCAACTCGATTTTAACGTTAAATCCGGAGGAGTTATGAACACAATTTTAATTATAGCTTTTATGGCTATGGGATTTATGCTGCCGACACTGTTCTGTGCCGGCTTTTATTACGGCTTTAAAACTGCGGAAGATGTGTTCTGCAGCCAGACTGTGACAAAGGAGAACATCCCCGGCAGAGAAACTGCAGAAACAGTGAAGGAAGCTGTGGCGGTAAAGTTCAGGCCGGCTGAAACGGATGCACAGCGACAGGCAAGGATACTGGCGGAAAACGTGGAAAACTTCGGCACTGATATTCCCCAGCAGGAGGTAAGGTAAATGAATGATGTAACAGACCTGTGGAAGGATTTTCAGGCAGGGAGACAGTATCTTGACAGTATCAATCTGTTTACCAGGGTGGAAACCTGCCACAATTTTGTAAACGGCGACCAGTGGAACGGGCTGAAATATGGTAAGGAAAGACCGCCACAGCTGAACATACTGCTGCCTATAATGAAACAGTCCACCGCACTGGTGGGGCAGAACCTGATGACCATACAGTATACATCAATGAACTACGGGAAAAACCGTGCTATGCTGCTGGATGTGTGCGACAAGCTGAACAGTTATGCTGCGAAGCTGTGGGAAAGACTGAAAATAGACAAATACAGCTGGGACATCCTGCAGGATGCATATATCGGCGGTGATGCTTTTCTGTATTTTTACGATGATACTTCTGCTTCTGACGGCAGAATTCTGTGCGAGATTGTGGACACCACCAACGTAATGCTGGGGGATGAACAGCAGCCGGATATTCAGAAACAGCCGTATATCCTTATTGTCCAGAGGAAAAATATCGATGAAGTAAAAGATATGGCAAGGGCCAACGGAGTGCCGGAGGAAGAAATTGAAGGTATTCTGCCGGACAGCGACACAGAACTGCAGATAAACGGTGAGATTGAAGTTAAGAACAACAAAAAGCTGACTGTGATTGCAAAGCTGTGGAAAGAGGATGGCTGTGTACATATTATGAGAGCCACAAAAACTGTGGTTATACAGCCGGACACAGAAATTAAAGGAATGAGCAGGTACCCGGTAGCAAAATACACCTGGAAGCCAAGAAAGGGTCTGGCAAGAGGTGACGGAGATGTGTGGGACAAAATTCCCAACCAGATTTCCATCAACAAGTCACTGTTCAGACTGGAGCAGGCGGTGAAAAGCTCTTCTTACCCTATCAAGGTGTACAGGAACAGCGCACTGACAGCTGAACAGGTGGCCAAGCTGGAAAGGCCTGGCCGGGCTGTGGCTGTAAGCTCTCATTCTGAAGTGCCGGTAAACAGTCTTATACAGTATCTTAACCCTGCCAATATTTCACCTTATGCTGCAAGCTACTGGCAAAACCTGATTACGCTTACCAAGGAACTGGCAGGGGCAGGGGACAATCTGGAAAATGTAAACCCGGAACAGGCATCCGGCACCGCAATTCAGGCGGCAATGGAAGCCAAGAGCCTGAACGTGAATATGCAGGTGGCGGCATACAAACAGTTTGTGGAGGACATTGCCTGGATATGGTTTGATATGACAGTTGCCTATAATCCCAACGGTCTTGTGATAAACGAGGATGAACCGGACAGCAACGGCGATTATTCATATACAATCCCGGTGGCAGAGCTGAAAGCCCTGGATGTGGACATCAAGGTTGAAGCCACACATACCGGCAATACCTGGGCTGCAATCAGGGATGCACAGCTGAAAAATCTGTTTGATACACAGCGTATTACCTTTGAGGAGTACGTGGAAGCGCTGGGAGATGACAGCACAATGCCGAAAGAGGTATTTAAAAAGATTATTGAAAGCCGAAAAGAGGCAGCTGAGCAGCAGGCAGAGTATATGCAGGCGGAAGCTGCCACACTGCGGGCACAGGAGGCAGGATATGAAATGCAGAATATGTAAAACTGAAATGCTGGTGGACAGAGCAGTGGAAAGAGAAGAAGACGGTGTGGTGGAATTCCACTATAAATGCCCGAATAAGACTTGTTCCAACTATGGATATAAAAAAGTGACACAGCCGCAGGCACAGCAGGAAGAAACTTCAGCTGAAGCTGAAACAACAACTGAATAATATATTGAGGGAATACGGGCGACTACGTATTCCCTTTTATATTAGATAAATTCGCAAGCCAACAGCGTAGAAATGGCGGAAAGGTAAACAAATGGAAAACGAACTGAACATTACAGCCACTGGAACGGCAGAAACAGTGGATACCGGCGTAGAAGTGCAGGAAGCCGCCGAACCTGCGGTAAATGAACAGTCACAGCAGACACAGACAGAGAGTGTGAAAACCGAAAAGGACAGCTATTTTGCAGACATGCGCAGGAAGCAGGAGCTGGACCGGATGAGAGAGACCAACGCACAGCTGCAGCAGCAGCTTACAGCGGCACAGCAGGCTTTTTCTTCTTACTTTGACGGTGGCACGCTCCAGGAGCAGATGGATTTTGCCCTGGCACAGACAAGAGGTGTGGATGTGTCTGAAATCAAGGCAGAAAGAGAAGAGCAGGACAGAGTTTCCAGGCTGGAAAATCAGCTGAAATTCTATCAGGAAAGAGAGATTGAGAAACGGATGGAAGATGACCTGAAGGAAATACAGGCTATTGACCCCACTGTGACAAGTCTTGATGACCTGCCGAAGACTTTTCTTGCACTGCGATTCAACAAAGATGCAAACATGACAGCCAAAGAGGCGTTCCTTGCTTCCAAGGCTATACAGCAGCAGACAAAACGGCCTAAACCTGCTTCTACAGGCTCTATGGTCGGTACAGGCAGCCCTGAAAAAGAGTTTTTTACAAGTGCTGAACTTGACAAACTGAACAAAAAGGACCTGTCTGACCCGAAGATATATGAAAAAGCAATTCGAAGCATGGCAAGGCTCAAATAACGGAGTATAAAATATTATGGCATACGAAAATTTTAAGCCAACCATTTGGAGCAAAACAATTGAGCTCGAACTTGCACCTCTGATGATTTTCAGAGATGTGGTAAACACAAAGCACAAAGGTCTTGTAGGCAAAGGCAAAACAGTTAAAATCCTTGGCCTTGCAAACCCCACAATCAAGGACTACGTACCGGGCACGGATATTGATGCACCGGAAACTCCTGAAGATACATCCACAGAACTGAAAATCGACCAGTTCAAATACTTCAACGTGGAAGTTGATGACGTGGACGATGCACAGGCAGATGTGGACACAATGAAAGCACTGTGCAAAGGCGGTGCTACAGGTCTGGCAGCGAAAGCGGATGCTTACATCGCATCCCTGGTTGTAAACTGCCACGAAGACAACCTGATTGCTTCCCAGGCGGTAACAACTGAAAAAGCTGCAAAGGCAGTAGTTGATGACCTCTTTGAAAGACTGTGGAACAAGGGTGTAAACACAGCAAACGGCAACGTATATATCTGCGTATCTCCATGGTTCTACAAACTGTTTAAAAACAGCCTGACAGAGCTGCTGACAAACAACGTGGATATGGTGAAAAAAGGCATTCTGGGCACTTACAACGGTGCTTACGTTAAAATGTCCAACCAGATTTTCAATGACGGCACAGACGACCACATTTCCGTAATGACAAAAGATGCTATCGCATTTGCAGACGGCATTGAAGAAACAGAGGCCTACAGACCACACAAATCTTTCTCCGATGCTGTAAAATCCCTTTACACATACGGTGCAAAAGTAGCAAGACCTGAACAGCTTGCAACAGCTAAAGTACATAAATAATCGGACGGGGGCAGGGCTGTATTGTCTTGCCCTTGTTTTTATATAAGGAGAAAGTATGAAAACATGGAAAGATATAAGAACTGCCACGCTGAACCTGGGATTTGAGAAAATAAAAGCCTACGAGAAAAACAGGCAGGCCTATGTGGATGCTTATAACTGGCGGCAGGGGCTGATTGCTTCCACAATAGGCGGTGTGATTGAACAGATAGGTGTGGACTGTGACGGCCTGCACAGGCATCTGTTTGACCTTTACCGGCTGGCGCAGAGCTACGGCGAGGAGTTTATTGGTATATCACAGACAGGTGTGATCTATGGTGACAATATTCCTCTGGACGGCTGGAGACTGACTGACAACAGGTATTTTATGCTGCCGGAAGATTTTTCCGGGCATCGGGTTATTCATGCCCTTGTAATGCCTGCGCCGATAAACACAGCTTCTGAAGACAGCACAGAGTGCCGGCTGCCGGACAAATGGCGGAATATTATGCCTTATCTGATGGCCAACAGGTTGTATCTGGATGATGATGCTGCCAAGGCAGGCTATTACTGGAATCTCTACACCGATATGAGGGATGAAATTCTGGCACAGGAAAATATACCGCGTGTTTCTGTGGTTGGCGGATTTGATATAGACAGGTGGTGCTTGTAATGGGGAAGGTAAAACCTATTCAGGGACCTGCTGTATCAACTGTTTCAATACACCAGTTTCTGGGCGCGGACCTGACAAATGCACCTGGATATGTATCCACTTTCCGCTCACCTGACTGTCCAAATATGATAAGGGAGTCACGGGGTAAAATCCGAAAATGGATTGGCTGGCATACTGTCAAGCAGTATGACGGGCAGATAAACGGATTTCACATATTCACCGATGAATACGGGGACAGACTGCTGATACACGCAGGCACAAAGCTGTACTATGAGGACACAGTAGTATATGAAGGTATGGCAAACAGCAGAAGTATATCAAGGCAGCTGGCAGGAAAATTGATTATCGCAGACGGGAAAAAGCTACTGATGTACCACAAGGAAGGCTCTGCATACAAATGTGAAACAGTGGAAAGCAAGGCATTTATACCGACAATAACCATATCCCGCTCACCTTCCGGTGGTGGGACATCATATCAGCCTGTCAACCTGCTGGGGGCAAAGAGAAAAGACAGTTTTCTGGGAACAGAGACAGACAATATATATCAGCTGTCTGCTACAGGAATCTCTTCTGTTGACAAGGTGGAAAAGCTGAACAGCAGTGGTGGGTATGACACTGTGACAGATTACACAGTGGACAAAGGAACGGGCAAGGTGACATTCAATGCCGCACCCGGTAAAAGCCCTGTAACAGGACAGGACAATGTGATAATCACATACTCCAAAATAGTAGATAGTTATGCGGACAAAATCAATACCTGTGACATAATGACTCTCTATGGTGTAAGCGGTGCGATGGACAGGATTTTCCTTGCCGGAGACAATGAGTCTGGCAACAGGGATTATTACTGCCAGATGGATGACCCGACATATTGGGGGGATTTGTGGTATTGCGTAATCGGTCAGGACAACAGTAACATTGTGGGGTATTCGGTCATTAATGACAAACTGGCCACACACATAGACAGAAGTGATACGGGGACAAACATTATCCTGCGAACAGGCGGATTGCTTGAGGACGGCAGTGCATCATTCTCTCTGGCAGGCTCTTTTCAGGGCAGTGGTGCAGTGAGCAAATATGCATTCTCCACACTGGAAACCGAGCCTTTGTTCCTTACAGACAGTGGTATTATGGCTGTCACTCCTTCCGATGTGCTGGGGGAAAGATATGCACAGCTGCGAAGTTATTTTTTGAACGGGCTTTTGCTGAAACAGGATTTGACAGAAGCAGTATGTACTACATATGACCGATTCTATATGCTGGCAGCAGGGGGATATCTGTTTGCACTGGACGGCACACAGGCTTCGGTTGAAAAGAATGTGCCCTATTCCAACAGACAGTACGAAGGATTTTACAGGACGAATGTGCCTGCAAGATGCATAGCAAATATAGGGGACACTCTTACATTCGGGACATCAGACGGCAGAGTCTGCAGGTTTCACAAGGATTATGATACACTGGAAAATTTCAACGATGATGGTCAAATCATACGGGCGAAATGGACCACACCTGAACTTACAGGCAAGAATTTCTATTTTAAAAAACGATTCAAACTGCTTGCTGTAATGATAGGCAGTGCCATAGCAACAGGGGTGAGAATGAAGGCCAGGTATGACGGCATAGAGGAATTGCTGGCTGACTATGATTCCTCTGCAAGATATTTTACGTTTTCCAGATTGAGATTTTCAAAACTTACATTTAAAACAGACAAGAGCAGCTATATTTTCAGGGAGAAAATAAGTGTTAAGCCGGATGGCAGAAAAGCACAGTTTGTCTTTGAAAATGATCTTCTTAACGAGCCACTGGCACTGTATGATGCCACAATAGAATTTACAGAAAGCAGGTGATATTTGTGGCTTATAAAAAAATAACAGCTTCTGATTTGCAGGGAATTGGTGTGGTAGGTCTCCCTGACACACCTGAACTGTCAACAGAAGCTATGCAGGATAAACTTGAGGAGACATCAAGAAGCGTAATTATTCCAGCCTACAATGCTCTGGTAACGGAACTGACAAAGAACGGCGCACCTGTGCAGAGCAGTGATATAGTTTTGATACGAAAAGGCAGTGACGGAGACCTACAGGTATCTGTGGACGGGGAAAACTGGACAGGTGTAGCAACAGCTGCCCTGAACAAAAAAGCCGATGCTGATGCT